ATGACCCTGACGCCTTGCGCGCCGAGCTGCGACGCCGGCTCTCTCTCTTTGCTGAAGCCGAACGGGCGGGACGTCCTAACGACGAACTGGCCCGAATTGCTTCTACGGGAGCTGCTGAATGACTGGCGCCAGTGGGCGCGCCCGGAACAATTCGCGCCTGGCGGCGACTGGCGATGCTGGCTGTTCATGGGAGGCCGCGGCGCCGGTAAAACGCGCGCGGGCGCCGAATGGGTGTCGAGCCTGGTGCGCGGCGGGCATGCGGGACGGGTCGCGTTGATCGGGCCGACATTGCATGACGTGCGCGAAGTGATGGTCGAAGGGCCGTCTGGCGTGCGGTCGCTGCCATATGAGCGGCCAACATATGAGGCGAGCCGCAAGCGTCTGGTGTGGAGCAATGGCGCGCATGCGGCGTGCTTCTCCGCCGAGGACCCGGACGCGCTGCGTGGGCCTCAGTTCGATGCGGCTTGGTGCGATGAGCTTTGCTTTTGGGCGCATCCGGAAAATTCTCTGCAGACGTTGGAGTACGGCCTGCGCCTCGGGGCGCGGCCGAGGATGATGGTGACGACGACTCCGAGCCCGATCCGCGCGTTGAAGCGATTGCTGGATGAGCCAGACACGGTGGTGACGCGATCTTCGACATTCGACAACGAGAAGAACCTCTCGCCGTCCTTTATCGCGGGCCTGCGTGAGCGCTTTGCTGGCACCGCGCGGCACCGGCAGGAATTGTTGGGCGAGCTGATCGAGGAGGTCGAGGGCGCAATGTGGCGGCGCTCGGATATTGAGGCGCTGCGTACGCGTGACGATGGTCCGTTTGATCGGATTGTCGTTGCGGTCGATCCGCCAGCGAGTATCGGGCCTAACGCCGATGCGTGCGGCATTGTCGCGGCGGCTGCGCGCGGCGAAGGGCTGGCGCGCGAGGCCGTGGTGTTGGCTGACGCCAGTGTGCAAGGCGCGGCGCCGCATGTTTGGGCGGCGCGTGTGGCTGATCTTGCGCGCTCAGTCGGTGCGCACGTGATTGTCGCGGAGGGAAACAACGGCGGCGAGATGGTGCGCGCGGTGCTGCAGTCGGCGGCGCCGGAATTTTTCGTGCGGCTCGTGCGCGCAAGCGAAGGCAAGAGGGCGCGGGCCGAGCCAATTGCTATTCTCTACGCGCGGGGGCGCGTGAAGCATGCGGCCGCCTTTCCGGCTTTGGAAGATGAAATGTGCGCCTTTGGCGCTGAGGGTTACGGCGAAAGCCCCGATCGCCTCGATGCGCTGGTTTGGGCGCTGACGGATTTGTTGCTCAGCGGCGCACGCGCGCCGCGGGCGCGGATGCTCTGAAGAAAGATTGATATGCTCGATTGGTTGAAACGCCTCCGCGCCCCAAGCGCGGAGCGAAAACTCATGGCCTGGCACGCGCCAGGACGCCCTGTTTGGCCGATGCGCGATCCGGCGGCGTTTGCGCGTGAAGGATATAGTCGCAATGCGATTGCGTATCGCTGTGTGCGGTTGATCGCGGAAGCTGCGGCGAGTGCGCCGTTGCAGGTGGGGCCGAGTGGTCATCCGCTCGCGCGGTTATTGGCGCGGCCCAACCCGGAGCAAACCGGGATTGAATTGCTTGAAGCGTTCTATGGTCACCTGCAGGTGGTGGGTAATTCCTATCTCGAGGCGGCGAGCATTGGCTATGACGCACCGTCCGAACTTTACGTGTTGCGCCCCGACCGAATGAGCGTCGTGCCTGGCGCCGATGGCTGGCCAGTTGGGTGGGAGCATCGCGTTGGTGCGCACGTGCGGCGCTTCGAGCGCGATCCTGTCAGCAACGATGCGCCGATCCTGCATCTGAAGCTCTTTAACCCAGCCGATGATTGGTATGGCCTCTCGCCGATGGAGGCTGCGGCTTTCTCGATTGATATTCATAATGCTGGTGGCGCTTGGAATAAGGCGTTGATCGACAATGCGGCGCGGCCCAGCGGTGCGCTCATCTTTACCGGCGCTGGTGGTGCGGATCGCCTGAGCGAGCAGCAGTTCCAGCGGCTGAAGAGTGAGTTGGAAGATATGCATGTTGGCGCCGCCAATGCGGGTAGACCGATGTTGTTGGAAGGTGGGCTTGAGTGGCGGCCGATGTCGCTTTCGCCGTCGGACATGGATTTCACCGAAGCGCGACATTCAGCGGCGCGCGATATTGCGTTGGCGTTTGGCGTGCCGCCGATGCTGCTCGGTATTCCGGGCGACAATACCTACTCGAATTATCGTGAGGCCAATCTCGCGTTCTGGCGGCAGACTGCGCTGCCGCTGGCGCAGAAGGCGGCGCGGGCGATTGAGGCTTGGATTGGCGATCGCTGGCCGGATGCGGGGCCGGCGGCAGTTGGCGTTGATGTCGAGAATGTGCCGGCGCTGGCGGTCGAGCGCGAGGCTTTGTGGTCGCGGATCGCTGCGGCGGATTTCCTGAGCGAAAGCGAAAAGCGCCGTATGGCCGGCGTTGAGCAGCCGGAGCGCGCATCATGAAGATCGATCCGCGGGTTACGCTGGCGCTGATTTTCGCGCTGTTTCTTGAGACTGCTGGCGGTCTGATTTGGGCAGGACGTGCCGCGGCGCGACTCGATGTGGTCGAGCGTGCGGTGGCGACGCAGCCTGAAGTGGCTGAGCGCCTCGCGCGACTTGAGGAGCAAATTGGTGAAGCGCGCCGCTCGCTCACGCGCATTGAGCAGCGGCTCGAGGAATGATCATCGAGGGCTACGCCGCTCTGTTTGGCGTCGCGGATCAGATGCGCGACGTCGTGAGGGCCGGCGCCTTTGCGGCGAGCATTCGGCGCCGCGGCGCATTGCCGATGTTGGTCGAGCATGAGGCGCGGCTGGTGGCGGGTGAATGGAGCGAGGTTCGCGAAGACGGCCGTGGGCTCTTTCTGCGCGGCGAAGTGCGTGGTGATCAGCCGGGCGCCGCGCGCGCGAAGCGCATGCTGGCCCGCGGTGTCGATGGACTTTCCATCGGCTTCATTCCGGTTGTGCAGCACTACACGGCGTTCGGCCGGGTGCTGACAGAGATCGACCTTCTGGAGGTGTCCATCGTGACACATCCGATGCAGCCGCTGGCGCGGTTGAACTTGGCGCGAGACTTCGTCCGCGCGGCTTAAGGAGAACAACGTGAATAAAGAAAACAAAGCTGCGCCCCCCGGCGCGGCTGACGCACTGATGCGCGCGTTTGAGGAGTTCAAATCAGTGAACGATGCACGGCTTGCCGCCATCGAGCGCAATCGCGGCGATGTATTGTTGGAAGAGAAGGTCGATCGCATCGATCGCGCGCTCGCCGAGCAGAAATCGCTGATTGAGCGCGCAGCGCTTGCGGGGCGCCGCCCCGGTCTTGCCGCCGATCCGGCGTTGGGTGAGCACAAATCCGCCTGGCAGTCGTATCTGCGCCGCGGCGACATTTCGGCGCTGACGCAATTCGAGGCGAAGGCGCTCTCGGTGAGCTCGGATGCTGATGGCGGCTATGTCGCGCCGCCTGAGCTTGATCGCATGATTGAGAGCAGGCTGCGGCAAGTCTCGCCGATGCGTGTGATTGCGACGGTGCGCACGACGGGCGCCAATGTGTTCAAGAAGCCGATCAGTTTGACAGCCGCGGGCACGGGTTGGGTTGCCGAAACTGGGACGCGCACACAGACGGCGTCGCCGACTTTGGCGCTGATGGAGTTTCCAACGTCGGAGCTCTACGCCAACCTCGCTGCGACCCAGACCTTGCTCGATGACAGCTTCGTCAATCTTGAGGAATGGATCGCGGGCGAAGTCGAGGAGGCGTTTGCGGGCCAGGAGCGGGCCGCTTTTGTGAGCGGCGATGGTGATGATCGACCGCGCGGCTTTCTGGATTACGACAAGGTGGCCGAAGGCAGCCATGTTTGGGGCAAGATCGGCTATGTCGCCACCGGCGTTGATGGCGCGTTCGCCTCTTCCGATCCGGTCGATAAGGTCATCGACCTCATCTACACGCCGAAGGCTCAGTTCCGCCCGAACGCGCGCTTCGTGATGAACCGCAAGACGGTTTCGGCGGTGCGTAAACTGAAGGACGGCGACGGGCACTATGTCTGGGAGCCGAACGATGCGGGTGGCGCGACGCTGCTTGGCTATCCGGTCACTGAGCTCGAGGACATGCCGGACATTGCGGCTGACTCGTTCTCGATCGCGTTCGGTGATTTCGCGCGCGGATATCTGATCGTTGATCGGGCCGGGGTTCGTGTGCTGCGCGATCCGTACTCGGCCAAGCCGTATGTGCTGTTTTACGTCACCAAGCGTGTCGGTGGCGGCGTGCAGAACTTCGACGCGATCAAAGCGCTCAAGTTCGGCGACAGCTAATGAGCATCACTATTGTTGATCCGCCCGCCAGCGAGCCCCTCTCGCTGGCGGAGGCGAAGCTATTCCTGCGCGTTGATCACAATGCAGAGGATGGTCTGATTGAGACGTTGATTGGCGCCGCACGTGAGGCGGTTGAAGCCGGTATCGGCCGGGCGCTGGTGACGCGGCGTGTGCGTGAGAGCTTGGACATCTGGCGGCGAGACGCCGTGAACGGCGCGGTGCTCGGGCTTGGGCCAGTTACGAATGTCGTCGCCGTGCGCTTGCTGGCCAATAATGGCGCGCAGAGTGTCATCGATCCTGAGCGCTATCGGGTCGAAGGCAATCGCGATCGGCCGCAGCTGGTGTTTCCGTCTGGGTTTCCGGCGACGTTACGCAGCGCTGGCGGGATCGAGATCGAATACGATTGTGGCTATGCCGATGAGGCGGGCGACCTGCCGATCGCGCTACGGCTGGCGACGTTGCAGATCGTGACGTCGCTCTATGAGTTGCGCCAGGGCGAAGGCGCCATCCCGGAGACGGCGCGTGCGTTGATGCGTCCGTTCGCGCCGGTGCGCCTATGAGCAGCGGCATTTCTGCGATGCGGGCACGCGTAAAGTTGCAGGGCCCGACGCGTGTTGCTGACGAACTTGGCGGCGCGGCGATCTACTGGAGCGACGAAGGCGACGTTTGGGCTGAGATCGACTCCGGCGGCGCCGGCGAACGTGCGGCGTTCGATGCTGCGCCTTCGGTGGCGGCTTATAGCGTCACCATCAACCGGCACGAGGGTGTGCGGGCGGGCTGGCGCGTTGCTTGGGGCGTGCGGCGATTGCGGATCACGGGCGTCGCAGACGATGGCGCGCAGCGTGTTGTGCTCGCGTGTGCGGAGGAGGTGCTGTGAGCGCCGAGACCGCGCTCGCGGCGGCGATCCGCACTGCGGCGTTGGCGGATGCAAGTGTTGCGGCGCTGGTCGGCGAGCGGTTCTACGACGATCCGCCGCCCGATGTGATTTTTCCGTACCTCACGCTCGGGCGCGTGGAGTCCAGAGCGATCGATGCGAGTGAGCGTGAGGCGTTGGAGCATGGCGTCACGTTGCACGTGTGGTCGCGCTATGGGGGCCGCGCTGAGGTGCTTCAGATCATCGCGGCGCTTCGCGGGTGTTTGCACAACGCGGCGCTCGACGTGGCGGAGCGGCGCCTGGTGCTGTTGTTCGCGCAATTCGCGGACGTTTTTCGATCCGGTGATGGTCGCACGACGCACGGCGTGTTGCGGCTCAAGGCGATTACCGAACCCGAATAGGAGAAAGTATGGCAGGCCAAAAGGGACGTGATGTCCTGATTAAGATTGGTGATGGTGAGGAGCCGGAAGGCTTTGCCACGATCGCGGGCATTCGGGCGAAGACGATCTCGCTCAATGCGCGGAGCGTGGACGGCACATCGGGTGAAAGCCCGCAGGCGTGGCGTGAACTGATTGCCGGTGCGGGCGTGAAGTCGGCGAGTGTCAGCGGCGCGGGGGTATTCAAGGACGCAGGGTCAGATGCGCTGATCCAGCAGGCGTTCTTTGCGCAGGCGGAGAAGTCCTTTCAGCTGGTTGTTCCGGACTTTGGGACGCTCACGGGGCCATTTCTGATCGAGGCGCTCGACTATTCGGGCGATCATGACGGCGAGGCCGCGTTTGCAATTACGTTGGCCTCCGCGGGCGTCATTAGCTTCGAGGCGCTCTGATGGGCGCGCCTCATAATCGCGCACGCGGCGAAGTGGCGATCGAGATTGACGGGCGTGCCGTGCGGCTGTGTCTGACTTTGGGAGCGCTCGCGGAATTGGAGTCGGCGTTTGATGTCGCCTCGTTCGCTGAGTTGGGTGAGCGGCTGAAGCATCTTGCGGCGCATGATCTTATCGTGGTGCTTTCCGCGCTCATAACGGGCGGCGGTGAATCTCTTAGCGCGCGCGATCTAGCGTGCGCGGCGATCAATCCGAACACGGCGGCGAGAGCGGTGGCGGATTGCTTCCGGCTGGCGCTCGATGAGTAATCGCACGCCGTGGCCGGCAATGCTGGCGGCGGGGTGCGCACTAGGCGTGACGCCGGCCCGCTTCTGGCGTCTGAGTCTAATCGAATGGCGAGCGATTGCCTCGCCGCCAAATGCTGCGCTGTCGCGCGCTTCGTTTGAAGCGTTGGTGGCGCGTTTTCCGGATACATCAACATGAGTGACAAGATCCCGTCGCTCGCCTTGGATGAGTTCCAAGGCGAACTCGGCGAAGCTTCGGCGGCCTTGCAAGCGTTCGCGCAAGGACCGGCCCAACGGGCGGCCGACGAAGTTAGCGAAAGCTTCGAGCGGGCGGGCGAACGCATCGCGCGCGCTTTAGGCACCGCCGCAAGTGGCGGTGAGGCGTCGTTCAAGCGTTTGGCAAAAGTTGTTCTAGAAGAACTCGCGAAGATCGCGTTGCAGCAGATATTTTCCGGGAGCGGCGGCAGCGCGCCGTTCTTTGGCGCTAAGGCGGCAGGCGGCGCGGTGAATGTTGGCGGCGCCTATCTCGTTGGCGAACGCGGGCCCGAAGTGTTCGTGCCGCGGCAGGCCGGACAGATCGCAGCGCCGGGCGCGGGCGCCGTAAACGTGCATTTCCACCTCGCAGCAGGCGCCGACGCAGGCGCGATCGCAAAGCATCAAGGTCAGATCGCCGCCGCGATTGCGCGGGCGGTGGCGTACGGGAGGCGCAATCTGTGAGTGCATTTCATGAAGTGTCGATGGCGCTGCCGTTTTCGCTCGGCGCCAGCGGTGGACCGGAGCGCCGCGTGGATATCGTGACGCTGGGCTCTGGCGCGGAAACGCGCAACACGCCGTGGGCGCACGGACGGCGGCGTTATGACGTCGGCGGCGCCGTCCGCACGTTGGATGAGATGCATGAGCTGATCGCGTTTTTGAGGCGCGGCGCGGGAAGCTGCATGGATTTCGCTTTCGCGATCCGTTCGACTTTAAATCCTGCGCACCTTCGGCGATTCCGGCAGCGACGGATCAGGTGATTGGTGACGGTGACGGGGAGCGTGACGCGTTTCAGTTGGTGAAGGCTTACGGTGAAGGGGCGGACGCCTACTCTCGACCGATTACGAAGCCTGCGACCGTGAGCGTGAACATTGCGATCGACGGTGAGGTCGTGTCGCCCGCTGCTTATAGTGTCAGCGATTTAGGCATTGTCACATTCACCGAGCCGCCTGCGGACGGTGCGGTCGTGAGCGCTGGTTTTCTGTTCGATACACCTGTCCGCTTCGACATCGACCGCCTCGACTTGGCGATTGATGGATTTGGCGCTGGGCACGCTGTCGCGATTCCCTTGGTCGAGATCAGGCTCTAACAGATGCGCGCTATTAGTGAGACGTTCGCGGCCAAACTGGCGGCAGGTGTAACGACGCTTTGCCATGTTTGGCGCGTTGAGCGCCGTGACGGCCAGCGATATGCGTTCACGGATCACGACGGCCAGCTCTCGTTTGACGACTTGCTCGCCGAGCCGATGGCAGGTGTCGCGTCAGGGGTCATCGAGAAGAGTGTCGGGCTGGGTGTGGACAGTGCGAGCATTGTCGGTGCGCTGTCTTCGGCGGCGATCGTCGATGTGGATTTGGCGCGCGGGCTTTGGGATGGCGCGCGAGTGGATGTCTATCGCGTCGATTGGACCGCCCCAGGGGATCGAGTGCATCTCTTTGCGGGGCGCATTGGTGAGGTGCGGCGCGGGACGCAAGCGTTTGAGGCCGAGCTGCGGGGGCTGCAGGCCGCGCTGAACGTCCCGGTGGGGCGTGTGTTCTCGCGCTATTGCGATGCCGATTTGGGCGACGGCCGGTGCGGCGTGGATTTGGAGACGTTGGCGCTACGCGGTGGAGGCTTTGTGACGGAAGCGCTTGGCTCGCGCGCGTTCAAGGCATCAGGGCTTGGCGCCTATGCGGACGGTTGGTTCTCGCGCGGGCGTCTTGCTTGGGATGACGGCGGCGAAAGCGAAGTTGCGGTGCATCGTATTGAAGCCGGCGAGGCGGTGATTGAGCCGCTTGATGCGCTGCCGTTGGAAGTCGGCGCGGGGTTCGCCGTGTACGCGGGATGTGACAAGCGGCTTGAGACGTGCCGCGCCAAGTTCGCGAACGTCTCCAATTTTCGCGGATTTCCGCACATGCCTGGCAACGACGCGTTGCAGGCGGGGCCGCAAGCGGGCGGGCTGCTCGACGGAAGCTCGCGCCTGGCATGATCACACGCAGCGCGATCCTCGCCGAAGCACGCGATTGGATCGGGACACCCTATCAACATCAAGCCTCAGCTAAGCACGCGGGGTGTGACTGCCTCGGCTTGGTGCGCGGTGTGTGGCGGGCGCTTTATGGCGCCGAGCCTGAGGAAGCGCCGGCCTACACACCCGATTGGGCGGAGCGGCACGGCGCTGAGACTTTGATGGATGCGGCGCGCAGGCAATTGAACGAGGCGCTGCTTGCCGATGCGCGGCCAGGAGATGTGCTGCTCTTTCGCATGCACTCGGCTGCACCCGCAAAGCACGCCGCCATTCTCGATGAGGAGGCGCACATCATTCACGCTTATTGGGGCCGCGCTGTTGTGCGCTCGCGCTTCGCGCCGTGGTGGCGCGGGCGGACGGCAGCGGCGTTCTCGTTTCCGGGTGTCGCAACATGGCCGAATTAG